TAAAAGCATTCCCCATAGACGACACCATGTGTAGGTCGAGCAGGCTCCCGTCAGGGAGCTCAACCTTAGGACTGCGGGTTTGCATAAGCCAGGATAGTGTACCACCTGGCAGAACGCGCCTTAGGAGTCCTAAAGAGATCGAGTCAGAGGCTGACGATAAGTCAATGGTGCCAAAAGCACCACTCTCTGAACCCTCTCTAGCTAGCTGTCGGTTCTTGTCAGGCTGAGTGGAAAGGTTAATTCCAAACCTCTCTTCTAGACGAGACTCAAACACAGCAGCTATCCCCTTCTGAAAAAGCATATTCAGAAGTGGCTCGGTACATATGGTCCTTGAGATTTCCGAGGTTTTCGGAACAAAGGAAAGCTTGTTACCTGGTACTAAAAGGAAGTCGCCTAAAAGGTTTGACCTTAATGATTCGGTCTCCGCCCAAAGGCTGTACTTTCTCGCGACACCTCCATTGTAGAGGTTGTACAATGACTTAGAAGTCCCGGACATCGGGGAAGCAGCTAGTTTATGATAAAAGCTGCCACCCGTGGCACCGATCGAAGCACCAGGCCCGATCCCAATATTGGCGCAAACATCATACGCGCTTAGTATAGGAGTAAAGGCTTCGTAGTGAAAGAAGTTGTACACTTCACTACTAAATTCACCGAGACAAATTTCTTCTATCTCAGTGATTCGGGAACGATCGATGTCTACGAACCTAGCGCAACGAGCGTTAGATTCGAGGAACTTCTGCAGCGCCAAAAGATCGGCATTCGAGGCTTTAACACCTTCGAACTTCTTAAAGATTGAAGAACGAAGAGCCAAGGCTGCATATTCTTTTGCACTAATGCCAGGCCACGGTTCGATCTTATGACTTTCGTCACAAAGGTCATTCCATGACACGGTAGGGAGTGCAGCAGATAAGTCACTTACCAGGTGAAGAAAAAGAGCATGAGAGCAAATGCCCATCACGTATATCCTCGTCGAAAGTTCACTACCAAGGGGGATTACCTCCTGGATGTCGTCTGACATCTGGTTGGATTCCCCCCTCGATAGTTGCGGTGGTTAAATGATGCCGGACACACCGGTGTCACCGATGCCAGCCGAAGCTTGCGAGAGTGAACCGATATGCATCGACAACGCCGCACGAACGTTCGGCGCATCCGCTGTATCCGCCCCAGCCGGCACCTCGATGATCGTTCTGATCATCATAGTTGCATAAGGCTGGCCCGCAAGGGGTAGAACTCCTTTACGGGTGTTGAGCGTGTACGTGTTGCGCGGTACGCTAGCAACGAGGCCCGTCACCGGGTTCGGCTTCCCAAGGGCTTTGAAAACCTTGGGTCGCGTGAACGTGGTGGTGAAAGGAGACGCTACAGAGTGGGCAGTTACGCCCGCTTGAGTGCCTCCCAGGGCAGTAACGGCTACTTGCTTGCCGTTGCTGTCCGGGGCCACGTCGGTGACGTGGGTATACGTGGGACTGGTAAAACCAGTCTGAGCTGCTCCAGTAACTGGAGAAGTAAGGGTTACTGACATTTGGTACCTTGTGGCCAACAGGCCAAAATACTAC